GTGATCAAGGAAACAGAATATCGCGTCACCTGGCGCGATCGGCTACGCCGTTTAGTGAGGAATATCCGTGACATACGTTGAACGCATGCGAACCATTGCGCTGTTGGCGCAAGAGCCAGAAGTCAGGGAGTTGATGCTGCTGGCAGCAGACCGTATCGAAGAACTGAGCCAGTGGAAATTGTTGTGGGCACAGACCCACGAAGAACTTGAGCGCGTTAAGAACGAATTGGCCGCTCATCAACTTGTACAGAAAGGAGAAAGGCAGTGAAAGAACGAGTCGTCACTTTTATCAAGGAAATGATTAGGACGCGAACCCTGGTCGAGATCATGGCCGCAGAACTGCGTGAAGCGCAGTTGCGGAAGCTTGAGGCAGAGACGGCCGCTGAATATGCAAAGTCAGTCGTGCAGTACAACGAGCAACGCATCAAGCGCCTCGAACAACGAATCATGGATCATATGCAAGATGGACGCGTAATCGAGCAAGAACAGAAAGGACAATGAGATGGATAACACGCTTGGAATCATCATCGTGATCACGTCGGTGATCGCCTGGTTCAACCACATCTTCACCTGCTTTGCTGAAGGCATGTGGGGCTTTCTGATCGCAGGCGCGATCTTCTTCCCGATCGGAATCTTCCACGGTATCTGGCTATGGTTCAAATAATCATGGTCGCTACCGCAATCCTCATCGGCATCGGGTCATTTGGCCTGGTCATGCTTGGTCAATTCATCGCTGAAAAGCTGATGTGAGGCAAGCATGTTCAAGGTACCCGAAAAAGATCGCGTGCATGTGAAGGGCTATCCACCGGGGGACTCGCAAAACGGGTTCTTCGTCGTGAAGCTTAAGCACAACCAACTCGTGACAGTGATCGCGAGCAACGGAGCAGGATGGGAACACGTGAGCGTCAGTCGACGCGATCGCACGCCTACCTGGGAAGAGATGTGCCAGGTCAAGGACATCTTCTGGGATGACGACGACTGCGTCATTCAATACCACCCGCCCAAAAGCGAGTACGTCAACAACCACAAGAACTGCCTGCACCTGTGGCGGCCGCTGGGGCGCAACGTCCCAACGCCCCCGGCAATCCTGGTGGGAATTAAGGAGCAATCATGAGCCTTGCGTATGACGTCTCACGCTGCCTGGGGGTCGAATGTGTGGTGCGAGAAGGATGCCTGCGATACACTGAGCGGGATAATTACGGTGAGCGCACGCCTTTTTCGCAGCAGTTATGCGACTACACCACACCAGGGGCAGCAAGTTTTTTAATTCCCGTAACAGGGGACACGGACCAAGGAGCAAGAAATGAGTGATGAACCACTACCTAAACCAAGTTACTTGGGCGAGCCTATTGGATACAAGGTGCTCTGCCCACACTGCAACCAAACACATGACGTGAATCCTTATTTATCGCCGCCACAGCCGACCATGACTGAGCCGGAAAACACTCGCCAGTGGGTGACATGCCCGCCCAGCGGAAAAGACTATCTGGTGGGAATCGGTGGCTACCTATTCCTGATGCAAGACCCTCCTTTTACACCGGTCGAAAATGGATGAAGGAAAAAAATTCGATCAGAACAAGATGCGCTACGACCTGGTCCCCTTTCGTGGACTGGACGAGGTTGTGCGTGTCTTGACGTACGGCGCACAGAAATACAGCCCGGACAACTGGCGCAAGGTGGATCGTGCTGAAGAGCGGTATCCCGCTGCGGCACTACGGCACCTAAGTGCGTATCTACAAGGTGAGCCCTACGACCCGGAGACGGGCCTTTCTCACCTGGCACATGCAGTGTGTTCACTTCTATTTGTGCTCACCCTTGAAGAAGAGGCTTGTGATGAGTTACTCAAAGAGCGAAAAGCGCGTGAAGCTGACAACGCATGTCATGGAAGCTAACAAGGTCCCCATGATGCAGGTGGTACTGATGAAGATTGATGGTGTCGAGTACGAACTATTCGGCCCCATCATTTCTGACGAGCAACGTGACCTGGGGGAGCTGCAAGAGATCACCTTCTCTGACGCAGTCCCAATTCACGTAGTGATCAACTATCTGACCTCAATGTTGCTGGGAAGCGACCCGGAGTTGCGAAAAAAGATGCAATGAGTACAGAATTACGATACACTGTATCGCAAGAAAGGAGAAAGCGATGATTAAATACGGAATTTTGGATGAGCTGGGACACGTCATTCGCTGGGTGTGGGACAAGCCTAGCGATGCGTACAGCTACATTACGGTGAAGATCAAGCGCACGAAGCTTGCCAAGCCGGGGATCGACTGGAACAATGTCGAGCCTGCACCATTTTAGAAAGGAGAAAGCAATGGACATCAGCATGGACGTTCGCAACGTCGTTGGCATTGAACTGGGCGAACAGCACGAGAGCACTAATGGCGAGTACTTCTGGCGTGAGCTAACCATTCGCACGTCTGACGGAGAGGTGCGAGTCAGTCTCTACACCAAAGACATGTTCGACGATGACGCATTGAAGGTGCGAGCATGAGCAAGAAGCCTGTTCACTACATCGCCGAGATCGAGCACCGCGTCTGCGGCATTCCTTGCCTCATCGGCGTGACCGACTACGAGGCCTACGTGCCTGCGTACATCAGCGGGCCACCTGAGAACTGCTACCCGTCTGAAGGCGGGTATGGTGATTGGGAAATTCTCGATACCCGTGGCAGGCCCGCGCCCTGGCTGGCCAAGAAGATGACCGCGAAGGACGAGGACAGCGTCAACGAGGCCGTGTTCGAGTACATGGAGGGCCAACGATGAAGCTGCCGAAATTCATCTACCTATTCGGACCTGCGGCCCTTGCCGCACTGATCGTGAAACTGATTCGATACTGGAGAAAGAAATGAGCACTGAAGAAGATCGCATCGCCGCGAAGTTCGAGACTTTCCACGCGGACAATCCATGGGTGTATCGACGCCTGCGTGAGCTGGCGCTGGCCGTACGCCGCGCCGGTGTCCACCACTACGGCATCGGCGGCCTGTACGAGACGCTGCGTTACGAGGTGTTTCTCGACGCACGCGACGCGGACGGGTTCAAGCTGAACAACAACTACCGCGCCCTCTACGCACGCCTGCTGGCACAGAACGAGCCCGAGCTGGAGGACTTCTTCAAGTTCCGTCAGCGCAAGCCACGCGGCACGCAAAGCCTGGCACCCGCAGTGGATGCATGGGACAGGCCTCTCGGACCACGGCCCATGGTGAACGATCATGGTTGAGCGTTCTATGACTGAGATCAAAGAGCACAACGCTGCTGTCGAAGCAATGTTCCAGCAGATCAAACCGATTGTTGAGAGCTATGACAGTTCTGTCGTTCTTAACACCCTGTTGATTACTTTGGCTGCTTGTGGTCAGCAAACCGATTTGGAGCCTGAGGTGTTTAAGGCCGCAGTGGTGCTAGAGCTTGACCGCTTGATGCTGATCAACGCAGAGCGCAAGGGGTTGCTGTCATGAGAGACGTGCCCTGGTGGATATACCTCATCGGCATTGTTCATACGCTTGTGTACGTGTGGGCGTTCTGGAGCAAAAAGAAATGACTCCCTTGATCACGAAGGCGGTGACGTTCTTCCCGCAACTGGCAGCGGACTACAAGTGGTTTGACAAGTCCGATCTGGATAACGGCGTCATGCACACGCACGGCGAGAACATGGAGGCCATACGGAATCCGCTTCCGTTTGATAAGTGCGCGATTGCCGGGATCGACTTGGACGGGCAGACCTACGTGGTGCTGGTCAGCCAAGAGGAAGGCCAGTGGAGAATCCACGGAGCCAACACCATGGCGGTGTACGACAACAAGCGGGTGCAGATTGACCCGGTGTTTTGTATTGATCCCATGGAGCAAGGCACTGGCAATGGCCTCACCATTTTGTTTGACGATCCACGGTTCAATGACAACGACCTGGCCAAGGAGGTGTCGATCATCAGCGTGCTGGTGATTGCCACGTTCCTACGCAACCTACATGCGCAGCGCATTGCTACGGTGTACACGCCTATTCCGAGCAAGAACCACGCGAAGCGCATGCGGCAGGGCAAGCCTCCGCTGCTGTCCTGGCACACGGTTGTCATCGAGCCCCCGAAGGAAAAGGCCCCGAGTCTTGGTGGCACGCACGCCAGTCCACGCCTGCACGAGGTACGTGGCCACTGGGTTACGCGGGGTGAGAAACGATTCTGGCGCAAGCCTCACCAACGCGGGGATGCGACGAAGGGGATTGTGTTTCACGACTACAAGATGACGGGAGGGGCGCAGGCATGACCCGAAAAAATCGTCTGGAATGCTGGGCCCTGCGCACGAAGAACGGCCAGCTACTCGGCCGCAATGACCGTGCATGGTTTGAGGCGTACAAGGTGCTGACATTCCGCACCCGCAAGTCCGCAATCCTCTATTCCCAAGGCGGGGCCCTGCCCACGCAATGCACGCCCGTGAAAATTCGAATCGAGACCTACACGGAGGATTGATGCGTAAACGATCGAAATACCGCCCCAAGCCCATCCTGGCCAACCCCGTGGGCTACGTGCTGGAGAGCATGACGCCCGTGGCCAAGCACGACAGTTTTCTCATCGACCTGAAGATCAAAAACCACCTGGCCATGAAAAACCTGACGCACGGCGTTGCGACCAAGGACGACATGGACAAGCTCATCGCCATGAACAACGTCGTCCACGCCCTGCTGCGCATGGGTTTCGGCACGGAGTTCAAGCAATACATGGACGCAGGCCGCGAGGCACTGCTCGAAGTGTGTAGTCGCGGGGCCGCGACGAAACGATTTGTGTGCCGGGGCCCGGAAATTACGGCACTCAACCAACTGCTAGAGCTGCACGACGCCCAAATGGACGTTATCACCGTCAAGGACATGGAAAAGGCCGTGTCCCTGGTGGAGCTTGAGCAGAGAACCGGGAAGATGATTCCCATTAAACCCAAGGAGAATGAAAATGCCCCGAGCAAAGAAAGTAGTTGAAGCACCCAAGCGCCGAGGTCGGCCGCCAAAGAAGCCAGCAACACGGACCACGGAGCTGCCCCCAGACGCCCTGGTATTCACGTACGAGCAAGATCCGGCGGAAATCCAAGCCATCGAGCTGGCGCTGGTACGACTGCGCCGCATCGCGGCAACCCTGCGCCTGGCCACCACCGGCATGGACGCCGATCAGTCCGACGCGGTCATGATGTCAAGCCAACTGGTCGACGGAGCACACGAGGCGATCGCCGAAGCAGTGGCCATGGTCCGGGAGCAACGGAGAATGTGAAAGTACCATGGAAAAGTACCTTGGTCGGCCGGGGAAGAAGCGGAGATCAAGGTGCATGGACCACGGACCAAGGGCCCTCAAGGGGGCCCTTTTTCATGCTCGAAGTACCCAGGTCAAGGAGGCGTAAGGGCCGATTTCGTAGACGTAATGGAAGTACCCATAAAAACCGGTCCATTACGTCAGCAGTGCGCCTATATAGAGGTACTTCTGACAAAAAAAAGAGTTTCATTTTTTTCGAGTAAAAAGTACCGTAATCGACGTAATGCCGTAAGAACGTAGGCAGGACAAGGGTTTCAGTATTACGGGATAGAAGCAGTAGACGTGAGGTGTAAGGAATTTACGGGGTGCGCGCGCGACCCTTTTTTGAAAAAAAATATTTTTTTTTCGTCAGAAGTACCCTCTAATAGAAACGCTGAATTGATCCCGAAGGGGGCTTGTGAGACCTGTTTTATTTGGGTACACTTACGTGGGTACTTTGGGAGAGATGAGATGCCACTGAGAGATGAAGAGCTGAAGGTCGATGGACTGAAGCCCCGCGAGCACGGGGTGCGACGCAATGCCCTGACCGGCCGGGCGAAGTACCCATTCAAGTACATGGTCCTAGGGGACTACATCGTCCTGCTGACCCATCGGGACGCCATGGCCGTGAGAGATGCCCTGAAATCGTTTTATCGACGGGACCCGTCGAAGCGTTTCACCGTGCGCCAGCGTACGGAAGGCGAGTGGGTTTGCCGGAGGATCGCATGAGCAAGAAAGACGTTTTCAACACCCCGCCCATCCTGGGCAATAAGCTGCAGCAGCGCCTGACATCGAAGGTTGCCCCGCTCAATCGACAAAAGACCCTGACCGGGCGCGAATGGAAGTTCGTCCAGGAATTGGTGTCGGGGGACGGCGAGGTCACAATGAAGGAGGCCGCGATCCGCGCCGGGTACCCGGAAAAATCGGCGAAGACGAAGGCCTGGAAGCTGACGAATGCCGAAATCTCGCCGCATGTGGTGGCCGCGATCCAATCCTATCGCGCCGAACTGAATGCAAAGTACGGGACGACGTTCGAGCGGCACATGAAGGACCTGCAGAAAATTCGCGACGCGGCACTGCAGGCCGGGGCGTATGGTGCGGCCGTGCAGGCCGAGTACCGTCGCGGCCAGGCACTGGGCACGATCTACGTCGAGCGAAAAGAGGTTCGATTCGGCACGATCGACAGCATGAGCAAGGAAGAGGTCATGCGCGAGCTGGAAAAAATCAAACAACTGTATGGCGGCCCGCCGCCGAAGGCGATCATCGACCTGGAGCCTGAGCAGGCCGTCGCATCGATCGAGCATGATCCTGAATTTAATCCGAGCGAGGTCCTGAATGGCGATAAAACCCGAGGCGGCACTGTACAAGCGAATCCGGGAGAACCTGCCGGACAGTCACATAACGCGGATCGAGTCGAGGGTGAACCTGGGGATTCCTGACTGCCTGGTGGCATTGAAGGGCCTGGGCCTGTTCGTCATGATCGAGCTGAAGGTTGTAAAACGTGGGCGAAAAATCAACCTGAGCCCGCACCAGGTGGCATTCCATGCAAAGCATGCCGACCTGGGCGCGCCGACGTTTATCCTGGTGCAGTACCATCCCCCGGGCACTACGTCGGCACTCAAGGCCGAGCTGTTGCTGTACCGTGGCCGCCAGGTCCTGGACCTGCATCACTTGGGAATCGACGCCGAACCGGTCGAGCGGTGGCCGCTCTCGCATGTGCTCTGGCATATGCTGCGCCATCGCCTGGCCGAAGCTTGAGAAAGAAAGAAAGCGAGAAAGCATGCGAAAAAATAGACTGAGCGCGCACCGACGTGCGCAGCGTGGCCTGGACTATCGGCGGCCGCCCCCGCCGAGCGAGGCCGAGCGAACCCGGGGGACCGTGCGGTCCCTGTTGCGCCTGGCGCGCATGATCCTGCTGCATCAGGTTTTTTCAGGGGGAAAATAAAAAGCTTGCGCGCCCGAAATTTTTTGCGATACACTACGGGGACCGGCTGGGAATTCCCCCGGCGGCCATACAGTCAGAAAGAGAGAAAGCGCCATGTTGAAAACCGTCACCGTATCCGCGAACCGTAAGACCGGCCCGATCGCAGTCACATACCGCTCGGGCGTGCATGAGACGTACGGCACGTGCCCGAAAACCTGCGGCCTGCACCCGAAAAGTGAGACCGGCGCGATGCTGGTCGACGTCGATTATCTTGAGGCCCTGCGCAAGGCCGTGCCCCGTAATGGCCAGGCCTGGACCTATTCGCATTTTCACGCCGAGGCCCTGCCGATTCCCCGCAAGGGCGAGACTGTGATAAACGCGAGCTGCGACGACACCCGCGAGGCCGTGCGCACCGTCGAGCTGGGCCGCCCTGCTGTATATGCTGCACCGGCCGACACGGCCGACACCTGGCCGAAAAAAATCCAGGGCGTGCGCTTCGTTCGTTGCCCTGCTGAAACCGTCGACACCGTCACCTGCGCGAGCTGCGGCGGTGGCCGCCCATTGTGCGCACGTGGCGATCGGGATTATGTGATCGTTTTCGTCGCGCACGGTTCCGGCGCGAAAAAGGTCGGCACCGGTTCCGGCGGATGTTATGCCGCCGGGGGCCCGACCGCGATCCAGTGGCACGGCGTGAAAAAATCCGGCCAGGCGAACGACGCCGACGCCCTGCGCACGTTCGCGAAATCCCTGCCGCCTGGTTCCCTGCTGCGCCACCACGTGGCGGGCGATATCGGCCGCGAAAATTAAAGCTTGCGCGCCCGAAATTTATTAGGGTACAATTTTCAGCACGGGGGCCGTCCCCGTGCATACAGAAAGAAAGCGAGAAAATCATGGGCTGGACATTCCCCTACACTACCCCGACACGCGACGCCCTGGTGCAGTACCTGCGCCGCCCCGAGCGATTCGGCGAAAAATTTGAGCTGGTGCGCGCCTGCGCGACCGGTTCGCATCACTGGTATTTGATCCGCGAGCGCGACACCGGCCTGCACTGGATCGGCCTGGACCTGCTGCAGGGTTCCCGGGGCGAGGGCTGGGGATATAAAGACCTGGACGAATCCGTGGGCCCGAATGCGATCGACTGCCCCCTGGCTTACCTGGCCGCCCCGCATGCCGAGCGCGAGGGCTGGGCGAAACAATGGCGCGAGCGCGTGCGCGAATATCACGCGAAAAAGGCCGCCCGGCCTGCCCTGGTGCCTGGTGCCCGCCTGCGCCTGCGCGACGGCCGCGAGTACATCCTGGCCGAAAACCTGGGCCGCCGTGGCTGGCGCGTGATCAATCCCGCCGACGGGTTCGGCGCGTTCTGGCGCATGCCTGCGACCGTGGCCAGGTCGGCCGAGCTGGTCCCGGC